ATAACCAAACGGCGGACGTCACGATTGATCTCCGAGTGTTGGGCGCGCCACCCGGCAACCAAGACACTACGGACTACATACTCGGAGTCGTTGATCAACTGATGAACTCTTCTCTTGCAGTTGTATCTGGACGGCCTTCGCTTGCTCAGATCGGATCGCAAGATCTCCCTGCTTATGACCTAACAATTAGAATCGGCTCAAGCCGCAGATAAAGGACAAAACAATGCCCACAACTTACCTATCAAACCCAACCGTCAATGTCACCAGCCCGTCAGCAATCGCGCTCACTTCTAACTGCAGTGCAGCGGTATTGACCCTTACGGCAGAGGCGCTTGAAAACACGAGCTTCGGCCAGACATCCCGCACCTACACGGCTGGGTTGTTCAGCAATGAATTGACCTTGACCTTGTTTCAGGGTTACGGAACGACCGAAGTTGAAACCTACTTGAACACTTTGTTCGGTGTTGCCTCCACTATCGTTGTCAGCCCGTCTGGAACAACTGAGTCCGCTTCGAATCCTGAGTACACGCTCACTGGTTGCTACCTTGAGACCGTCACGCCAATCAACACGACCGTCGGTGAACTGTCAGTCGTTGAAGCCGTGTTCAAGGGTGGCACTTACGCACGCGACATCACGACACCGTAATCCGTAAACTGATCCAATCCCGACTAGGAGAACCATGAAATTAACACTTAGCGTCCGACTCACCGATGGTGAGACTTACCGAGTAATCACGAACCTGTTTGTGATCATTTCGTGGGAGCGTAAATTTAAACGACGAGCATCAGATCTGAGCAATGGGATCGGGATGGAAGACCTAGCGTTCATGGCTTACGAGGCCAGCAAACAACAAGGTCACCCGGTCCCAGTCTCATTTGATGAGTTCGTCAAAAAGTTAGAAGATCTAGAAGTTGTGGAGACTGAATCCGCAGTCCCTACACAGGAGGCCACCGGCGACAACTAGCAGCTCTGCTAGTTGAGACTGGATTCTGGCCTCCCCACATAACATTCGAGACAGACGATCTGGCAACCTGCGTTCAGATCATCAACGAGCAGAGACGAAAACAATAATGGCAGCATCAGTCGGAATTGAGTATGACGGACTGAAGCAGGCTCTTCGTGAAATTCAGAAAGTTGATCCTGCGCTTCGTCGCCAGATCACCAAAGACATCAAGAACGCTATGAACCCTCTTTTCATGGCAATCAAGGACTCAATCCCATCGTCGCCACCTTTGACAGGACAAGCGCACAACGGACGCACAGCATGGAAAGCCGAGTCAAAGAACGTCACGATGAAAGTTGACACTCGAAAAGCTCGATCACGCAACCTTGCACAAGGCGCACAATTTGAGTCAATTGCCACAGTAAAGATCACCGCCAAAGGTGCTGCTCTTTCTATGGCAGACATGGCAGGACGAGGCCCGAATCAGACACGCAACCGAAACCCAAATAGAGCCCGTCCGGGCTTCGCTGGATACTTGACAGCATCTCTCGGTCGTGGGCCGTCACGTTTCGTCTGGGCGCGTTCTGACGACTACTTAGATGAGATCACACGCAATGTTGACCAGATCGTCATTGAAGTCATGGACAAAACCAACAAGAGACTGGTAAAACGCTGATGGCAATCAACCTCCCGATCATCTCCGAATGGAATCCAGCCGGCATCAACAAGGCGATCAACGACTTTAAGAAGCTTGAGACCAACGGACAGAAAGCATCGTTTGCAATTAAGAAAGCAGCAGTCCCTGCTGGACTCGCGATAGCAGCTCTCGGTGCTGTCGCTTTTGATGCTGTCAAAGCGTTCGCCGAAGATGAAGCCGCAGCTGAAAAACTTGGTTTAACACTGCAGAACGTCACTTACGCTACCGATGCCCAGATCGCATCCGTAGAGCAGTTCATCACCAAGACTTCTATGGCCGCCGCTGTCGCTGACGATGAACTTCGCCCGGCACTCGACAAACTGGTCCGTGGCACTGGCGATGTTGCTCAAGCTCAAGATCTGCTCACTCTTGCACTTGATGTATCTGCGGGCACTGGCAAGGATCTCGGCGCAGTCTCTGACGCGCTCAGTAAGGCTTACAACGGCAACTTTACAGCCCTGAAAAAGTTAGACCCAGCACTAGCCTCACTAATTGAGGAAGGCGCTGACGCCGACGAAGTATTTGGTCGTCTGGGTGCAACATTCAAGAATCAAGCATCAACTGCTGCAAACACGACCGCAGGCAAGATGAAGAACTTGTCGATTCAGATGGGCGAATTCAAGGAGTCCATCGGCGCAGCTGTCGCACCACTTGCTGAAAAGCTTTTACCGTCATTGTTGAAACTTGCAGACTTTGTCAAAAACAACACAACTCTGGTAGTCGTTTTGGGTGGTGTCGTTGGCGGTCTCGCTATTGCAATTGTCGCTGTGAATGCTGCGACGACAGCATGGGCTGCAACGACAAAAGCATTTGCTGCGATTCAAGCTGCGTTCAATGCGATCATGTTGGCAAACCCGATCTTTTTAATTGGCGCCGCCATTGTTGCTGTTATTGCAATCCTTGTTTTGTTGCAAAAAGAGTTTGGCATTTTTGATGGTGTTATTAGAGTTGTTGGCGCCGCTTTTGGTGCCGTGTGGGACGCTATTAAAGGCGTGTTTAATTGGGTCAAGAACAACTGGCCGTTGTTGCTCGCAGTCATTACAGGCCCGTTTGGTTTAGCCATTGCGTTTGTGGTCAAGTTCAGAGATGACATTATGAACATGTTTAGCCTGATCTATTCTGGCATAAAAGCCACCATGGGTTTTGTTGCTGACGTCATTTCTGCACCGTTCAAAGCAGCGTTTCGAGCAGTAGCTGGCCTGTGGAACAACACCATAGGCAAATTGTCCTTTACCGTTCCCAGCTGGGTACCCGGTCTTGGTGGAAAAGGATTCGATGTACCAGACATTCCTGTCCTCGGCGACGGGGGAATCGTGAGAGGCCCAACGCTCGCCATGATCGGTGAGCGCGGCCCAGAAGCAGTGATACCGCTTAGTCGTGCCGGCGGAATGGGTATGGGTAATCAGATTACGGTCAATGTGTCCAGTGCTGATCCGAACGCTGTTGTCGCAGCTCTTCAGCAGTACATCCGTGATCGTGGAGCGTTACCGATCACGGTAAACTCGACAGCGTTCCGAGGCTGACATGGCAGGCCCGATCACCTATACAACAACGCTGTCAGTCAAACTGGCGACAGGTTCTACAGTTGATCTGAGCTCCTATTTGCTTTCGTACACGACAGATCTGGACGCTGGTATCTACACGATGGGAACAGCAACCGCATCGTTCACCATGAAGAACTTTCTAAACGAGTTCACGCCCAGTGGCGGAGGCACATTCTCCACGACCAACTGGTTCGGAGCAAAGTTCCTCCTCTACTTTACCTATGACGACGGAACCGCTTCCACGTACTACCTCTTTGAGGGCATCTGTACCGACTTCACTATTGACTCTGGATACAAAGACTCAAAAGCATCTTTCACATGTGTTGATGCGTTCACTTTCTCATCCCCAACACGCACCGATATCGTCGGCATCACATCACTTGAAACAATGCCTACCAAAATCGCTCAAGTCCTCACTAACGTGCAATTCCCGACATTAGGCGGAACAGCAACAGGAATCTTTGAGTCCATAGGCGACAACGACGGAACAATTGAAACAGTCTCAGGGACACCGACCGCTGGCGGAGTGTCAGACCTAATCAGCACTCGACACTTGCCATCGTCCGCAGCGATCTCGTGGCCCGTCTACTCAACACTTGCTGGCTCTGCCACGACTTATCAGTCAATTGTTCTCTACTACACGCCACTACGGAGCAAGTTTGATCGTAACGGTCCTTATTATGTGTACGGTTCGGACATCACACCAAACTCAAGCTCTATCCCATTCCAGACTCTTAGTGCGTCATACAACAGAGCGGACTTTGCGACTGGAGCACAAACGACAGCTACAAGCGGTGGAGTCACTTTTGTCGCTAACGGTGCAAGCACGACGACCTACGGCACAAAGGTTATTGCATGGCCTCAAGTCTTTTTGATTACCTCAGGGCAGACTTACTTGACTGGCGCACTTGGCAGCCGATACGACACACTCGAATATGTGCCGACAGGGCTAACGATCAAACTGTCACAAATAAAGCCGATACTCACATTTGATCCCAAAGAGGCTTTCTTCAAGATGATCGACATGTTGACCGGTATCTGGGAACGTGTAGAGCTCAAGTACAAGCCCGTCGGCACAGCGACGACAGTGACGACTCAGAATGTCATTACGGGCCGAACGATCTCAGGGACACCTGAGGACATGATCGTCACCTTTAGGACGAAGCCTTGGTATAACTGGAGTGCTTTCATACTTGACGACTCAGTCAACGGAATACTAGACACCAGTCGTCTCGGCTGGTAAAGGAGAAAACATTATGGCTATTAACCCAAACACAGATTTTTCGTCGGGTGCAGTCCTGACAGCCGCACAGCAGAACCGCTTTCCTCGTGGGGTAATGGCTTTTGGGCAGGCTTCTGCTAATTCAAGTATTACTTTGACGGAAACAACCCAAATTACAGCCAGTGCTTTTACGGCTGTAGCGAACCGTTATTACCGAATTATTTACTATGAACCAACAGCCAGTCCTGCGGCAGGTGCTGGTAGTTACATAAATTTGTTAATTAAAAATGGCGCTACGCAATTACAAATCGCGACAATACAAAACACTGGGGCAACACAATCCGCAAACGGAATCATTGTTCAATTAGTTACAACTTTTAGCGCAGGTTCAGTAACACTTACCGCTAGGGCTTCAGGGACAGCAGGAGGTTTCCTATATAGGGCAAGTGCACAATTAGGGCAATTAACAGTAGAGGACATTGGACCGTCATGATTTATGAACTACGCAACGAATACATGGAACCTATGCAAGAAGTCCGATGGAAACGTGACATTCTTTTACTAGAGTCCGATTGGACACAAGTTGCTGACGCACCTGTAGACCGTGAAGCATGGGCAACCTACCGTCAAGCACTACGAGACTTCCCAGCAACATGGACCGAAAGCCCCGAAGCCGACTTCCCTGATACACCATGAAAACTCTTGCCGTGATCGCAGCTCTTGCTATCGCACTCATGCTGGTCATCACCAGCTGTAGCGACCGCACTCGAAACAACTGCGAAACCCAACCCACAGCCCAAAGGTGCAACCAATGAAGAAATACACAAACTCAGAAATTAAAGCCCGACTAATTCTTATTGTGGGTATTGCTTTAGCCGTAGCGTTTCTAGGTTCAACTGCAGCTTTGTTGTACGGCCTGCTATTTGTAATTCAACCTTTGGAAGTCAGCCCTAATGACGAATCAGCCTGGGCGTTACTATCACCAATGATGTTGTTTCTTACCGGTGCTTTATCTGGAATTTTGGCAAGTAACGGCCTTAAAGACAAGGGAGAAAAACAAGATGACTGACTACCCGGTACTACCTTTGATCATGCCGACTGACCTAGAAGGTCAAAAGAACGGCGAAATCAAACCAGCCCTATTACGCGACATCAAAGCACCGAACGGCAAACTGCACAGCCTCGCGGCCACTGCATGGAACGCGCTACAACTCGCCGCGTACTTTGACGGAATAGAACTAAAGCACGTCGGCGCATACCGCCCACTAGCCCAACAGGTGGCCCTGTTTAATGAACGGTACGAAGCCAAACCGAACTTTCGTAAACCTCAAGTGACCCGCAAATACAACGGGCAAGTTTGGTTCCTGAAACAAGGTTTCGCCCCAGCAGGAACACCCGGTACGAGCAATCACGGCTGGGGACTCGCGATAGATGTCGCGTCAGCTTCAGGCAAACGACTCGAATGGTTACTCGGCGACGGATTCTCCACCAGCAACGCGCTCAAATTTGGGTTCTCATGGGAAGTCAAAAACGGCGCTAACGCTGAAGCATGGCATATTCGCTATGTCTGTGGAGACAGCCTCCCACAAGCCGTTTTAGATGCCATTGAGGCGTTTCCTACACTCGACGCGCGGTGACTTGACATTTGGTCTGGGAGTCGGTCTAATGACTGGCAACCAAGTGCGTCCCGTGATAGCGGGACCCCGACCGCAGGAGGAAGCAATGCAACCATCCCTTTTTGACGTTCTCGCTGTTCCAGCCGAGATGCTCAAATACGAAGCCTTTAAAGAGGCAAACCCTTGGGTCATGCCGACCCTCACCAAAATGTGTTACCAGCTGATGCACCGCGGATACACGCATTACGGCATCGCAGCTCTTATTGAAGTCTTGCGCTACGAACACGCGATCACCAACGACCCCAGTA